GGCAATACCAAGCGGGAGCGGAAAGGTTCACTCAGTTGCAGATTATGCAAATTCGATTCCGCGAGATAGTGACGGAAAATGCCCTTTCGGAGTTTACTTAATACCAATGGAGCATCTTGAATTTGCGGACGTATAACAGTGTAATTAAGCAGTACACACTATATAACTCCAATTGAGCTACTGATTATCAAATCCTGATAGGAAATAACTATTATGAATTTAGTATTCTACATATTACAACTCCTATCCCCTGAACCCTTCTCAGAAACCTCTCAGAAGGCGTCTGTGGAGTCTTTACAGAGCGTTTACGAGAGTTACCATGCTCAGGTATACCTAGAGAAAGAAACGTCTTGTTTAACTAGGATAGTATTTAATGAAGCCCGTGGTGAACCTTATCACGGGAAGAAGTTAGTGGCTCAAACTACAATCAATCGTATCAAGTCTGGAGATTTTAAAGATAGTGTTTGTGTGGAACTAAAGGCTAAAGGGGCATATTCATTCTACAAAGCTAATAGTAAAAAGAGTGTTGACAGACCTAGAAAGTATCCTTTAGAATACACAAAGATTGCAGAGGAAGCCCTTGCTGGTAAATACGAGAAGCTAATTAGTCATAAAGTAGTTTACTTTAAGAATTGTAGTAAGTATAATGGCTTCTTTAATAAGTTACATATGGTGAAGAAAGTAGGCAATCATTGCTTCTTCAGAGAGTACGATAAATTAGTGGCTGAGAATTAGGAGGTATTATGAAAAAGTATTGGACAATGATGACTAGAGACTACCTAAGTCACTGGACTGTTTGTAACGGTGTGCGGGAATACGTTAGTAATATGTTAGACAGCCCCGCTGCTTCTGAGTATGAGATTAGTGATGATTTTATTATTCTAACATCTAAAGATATTACTCTACCTGCTACCATATTCGTTATGGGCTATAGTCAGAATCGTAAAGATGATGAAGCCGTAGGGCAGTTCGGGGAAGGCGCTCTCGTGGCTATGGTGCCCCTATTACGTGAAGGTAAAGGTTTACACTTTATCAATGGTGATGTCATTTGGAAGCCAGCATTTGAGTTTAATGAATCTCTTGGGTTGGAAGTGTTAGTGATTAATGAAGAACCTAACCCACATCCAACTAATGATTATTCTGTGGTGATTGATAACTTAACGCCAGAAGAAGTGCAAGAGATTCGAGAGAGTTGTACTTACTTCCGTGATGATCTTGGTGAAGTGTTGGAAGGTCGTACTGGTCAAGTTATTAAGGGTGTTCAGGGTAAACTGTTTGTTGGTGGGATATTCGTCTGCGACATTCCTAAACATGTAAATTCTTATAATTTCAAGAGTAAGTATTTACCTCTGAATCGCGACCGTAGAAGTTGTGCAGACTGGGACTTAGCTGTACAGGCACAACGATTATTAGATGAGGTAGAATCACCAGAGAATATTGCTAAACTTATTGCAAGTAAAGCTCAAGATGTGTATTATGCTAAGTTCGGAGTAGATGCTCCTGTAGCGGATGCTGTATTCAATGACTTCGTTGAAGTACACGGTGAGAAAGTAGTTGCTAATGATTGGGTAGAAGCTGCTAACCTCACTAACAAGGGCTACAAAGATGTGTTCATTGTTGGTAATGAGACACAAACTAAAGCTATTCAGAGGTCTACAGCTTATCAAGACTTCTTAAAAACTGTTGACATTGAAGTGGAAGAAGTTGATAATACAACCCCATTGGAACTTCTCAAAGAGTTTCAAGAGAATTGGATTACTGGTAATGGTAGCAGAGAGCAAGAAGACGCTTTTGATAAGATACTTGACTTGTTTGATAAACGTGGCGTAGAATTTATAGACTAATTAAACTGGGAGGGTGTATGGCAAGAGATAATATTATAGATAAGGGTAGTACAAAGACTTCCCCTTGGTTCGGATATAAATACCGAGTAACCCCTGAAACAAGCGAACTGTTACAAAAGGCTGTGTTTGCTGATGGTGGTGGTTGGAACTTTAATGGGCGTACTAAAGTACAACATTTAGAGAATGAGTATTTGTACATATACGAAAACGGGGAGATATCTTACGGTAATAGTTACTGTGATTTCCAAAGTGACTATAGGGTGGAGAAAGAGCCACCACAGGTGGAGAGAAAAACTTTACAAGAGAATACAGTAAGTGTTACAATGACACCAACAGATGTAAACGCAGTAATCAAACATTTTAATCAACAAGAGGATGTAAATATGAGTAATGTAAATCGTGTAGTAAGTGTTAAGTTTTTCGATGATGATGCTGGCCTTAAAGCAGAACATGCTTTAGTAGCTGAGTATCAAGTAACCACTCGTGTAAGTGACGCTATGACAGTTAGTAAAGTATTGTTGACAAACGATGTAGCAGGTGACATTGACTTGCACAACAAGGTTCGTTCTGAGACAGTGGACTTACATATCTTGAAGAACACAGGTAACAAGGTGATGCTTCAGCCTGTAGAGTTTGAAGATTTACGAGTTACAGTTACTAATATCTAAGTAGTTGATAGTAACTATTATTTGCACAGTAACAATAACAATGTTATCGTGCAAAACAGAGTTACAACTTACCCTTTCTAACGAGAGGGTATTCTAAAAGGCTCTACATTACTCTTGCTCTCAGAACACACCAGTGACCGTGAGGGGGATATGTAATAGGTTGGGATGGGTTGCTCCTCCCTGAACTATAAAGAGAGTGGCCTACACCGGATAAAGTGCCGTGAGAAACAATATAGAGTCTTTTAGAATAGTAAAGAACGTGGTAGCTATCACTACCTAGTGCCGCCCTGTATGATGAGAAGTAGGCTGATTACCTACATGGGAGGTCGTGTAATGTGGACTAAAAACATAATAGTGTACGCTAGGGCACTTAAAACAATATAAGGTGGAGTTGACCTCATACGCTGACCGTGAAATCTGAGTTGACACCTAGCAAGAATTTCTAAACAGGAGAATAAAATGAACTCCCACTATTTTCTTTGGTATTTTGAAGTTTATATTAAAGACAAACCACATTTAAATTATCATTCACAATTACTTTGGAGTAGAGATTATGTTGGACGCTAATACTTATTATCTTAATGAATACGAGCATAGCCAATCAATCCTTGAGAGAGATTGGGAGTTATCTAAACCACAGAAATGTGATGATGTAATTGAGTACGCCAAGAAGATTATGGAGGGCTTGGTATCTAGGCAAGAATTTGCTTGGGTATTCAATGACTTCTACATTGATTCTGATTTCGATGGTGATATTTATGTAGATGGCTTTCAAGAAGCTTTAGATAAGTGGAACCTTGGAGAAGACTTCACAACTCAAGATGAGATTGATATGATCTGGAGTATTGCTAAGTCGTCTCTTGAAGGAGCAAGTCATGTACTATTCGATGTAGAGCTTGATGAACTTTGCACTTACGCTACTGGTGAAGACTACACACGACTAATGATTAAGCAGGTGGTTTATGACAACTGATTATAACAACCCACCAGAATATAAAATCTCTTGGGAAGAATGTGATAAGATAGTGGCGCATACTCTCAAGTTTTACAAGACTCTTGCAGATGAATCTAAAGAGATTCATGTTGATGATATTAAGTACAACAAGAAGTTGAAGAAGAGTATTAACTTTATTCTTAAGTATTTAGGAGAAGCTGATGAGAATTGAGATAGTAAGTGGCGACTTATTAGACGCTTTCGATAAAGGTGAAGTGAATGTGATTGGCCATGTAGTTAATTGCCAACACAAAATGAATAGTGGTATTGCTAAATCCATTAGAAAGCGTTATCCACAAGTCTACGATTTTTATATGGAAACTGACTGTCAACTTGGCTTGTGTAAGTCTATTGGTTGGGGATGTAGGGCTGTTTGCAACCTGTATGCTCAAGACAATTATGGATATGATGGTAAACGGTATTTGAGTTACCCAGCATTAGCTGAAAGTTTAAGTCGTATGTCAAAACATGTAGTGGATGGTGATTCTTCAATAGGTTTCCCCTATAAGATGGGCAGTGATAGTGATAGAGCTGGAGGTGATTGGGATATTGTTCTTGAGATGGTTGAGTTCTATTTCAAAGATCATAATGTGAGGATTTATAAACTATGAATAGACAAGAATTGTTCCTAAGTGCAGTTAAGCACGTACAGCAACAAGTAAACGACAACCAAGAGTTGTTTCTGGCACAGATAATTAAGGTACATCCAGAGATTGACTTACTCAAGTACAGCATCTGTTACCAACCCTTGCCGGACTGTGCTGGTAATAAGTTTTGGTTAGAGAAACTATGAATAACAAACAGCGCCTACAGATACACCAGAAAGTATTCCACAAGCTCTACATAGCTAGGCTATCGTTTAACCATGATAAAGTGTTGGATATACTTAGCTGGGTAGATGGTTGGGGGTATGCTGTGAATGGGAACAACGGGGAGCAGTCAGAGTATGAGATTCGTAAGGCTCAGGATTATTACCTTGACAAATTAGATAAATTGTAAATAGGGGCAGTATGAGTAGCAGTAAAGATAATGGTGATTTTGTAGGACATTTTACATGTGTAGCTGATGAGTATTCACATAAACAATCTTGTAGTAGTAGTGATGGGTTAGCCATCTACCAACACAAAGAAAAAGATGAAGTGTTTTACGATGGGTTTTGTTGGTCATGTAATCAGTATTTTAACAAAGGGGAAATCCACGGTAGTAGTTTAGCGTTTGAGTTGGGGATTGAGGGTGGTGTGGTAGTTGATACCAAGAAGGTAGTTACTAAACCTAAGAAAGAACCAATGACTAAAGAGCAAGTAATTGCTTTCATAAAAGAGATTGGGTATAAGTCAAATGATTACCGAAGTATCCCAGATAAATATTCTCAGTTCTTTGGACACTTAACTAAATTAGATGCAAAGGGTAATGTAGTCGCTAGGTTCTACCCAGAAACAGAAGATGACCAAGTAACAGGATATAAGTCTCGCATTCACCCTAAGAGTTTTGGCTATTGTAATCAAGGACGTACTGGAATTAAATCTCAGTTATCAGGGCAAATTAAATTTAAATCTGGTGGAAAGTATTTATTGATAACGGGGGGAGAGGAGGACAAAGCTGCTGCATTTGGTATGCTACGTGAGTCTCAGATTAAACGTGGACAACAAGACTTTGAACCAATCGCAGTAGTAAGCCCCACAACAGGAGAATCTAGCGCAGCTAAACAGATTGCACAAGAATACGACTTCTGTAATGGTTATGACGTAATTGTAATTGGTATGGATAATGATGATGTTGGTAGAGAAGCTGCCTTAGAAATCGCTAAGGTGTTACCAGCAGAGAAAGTTAAGATCGCTTTATGGTCGTCTAAAGATCCTAATAAAGCTTGGCAAGATGGTAAAGTAGATCAGTTTGTTAGAGACTTCTACAACGCTAAACCTTACCTATCAGATGGCGTTGTAAGTTCGGTAGAAGCAGATGAAACTATTGAAGAAGAGTTAGCACGACCTAAGATTAAACTTCCTGAGTTTATGAAGACATTACAATCTAAGATGGCTGGCGGTATCCCACTAGGGTATTGGGTAAACTGGATTGCAATGACAGGTGTTGGTAAGAGCACTACAGTAAATGAAGCAATACGGGAGTGGGTGTATTATAGTCCTTATAAGGTAGGTATTCTCTCGTTAGAGCTTACTGATGCACAATACATGATTGCTATGTTGAGTCGTGAGGTAGGTGCTAAGATTAACTTAATCGAAGATCCTAAAGAAGCTGTAGCGTTTGTACAACAACCTGAAGTGTTACTCGCACGTACTCATCTTCGGGAAAATGAAGTTGGTGAAGAACGATTTGTAATCCTTGATGATCGTGAGGGTAGTTTAGAACACACTCGTAAGCAGATTGAGAAGTTGATTAAGAAGCATGGTTGCCAGTTAATAGTTATTGATCCTATTAATGATCTGTTTGATGGCGTACCTATGGATGAACAAGCAGCATTCATTAAGTGGATGAAGGCAGTAGTTAAGACTGGTATTTCTTTCTCTTGTGTGTGCCATGTCCGTAAGGGGAATAACACTACGGATAAACAAGGTAAGCGTATTGTTCGTGAACTAACAGAAGATGATGTAAGTGGCTTATCATTGATTACTAAGAGTGCGGGAGCTAATATCTTCTTAAACCGAGATAAGTATTCTGATGATCCTATTGTCCAGAACACTACTAAAGTCACTATGGGTAAGTGTCGTTGGACAGGTATCACAGGTAACGCTGGTTCTTGGTTCTATGATAACAAGACACACACTATGTATGACTTTGATAGTTACTTTAGAGATACTAATGATTATGGAACAGCTATGGAAATGTTGGCAGAGTATGAAGCCCATGAACAAGAGATAGACATTTCAGATATTTTATAAGAGGTATTAAATTGCAGTATGTTAATCGAAAGTTAGCGAGTGATATTGAAGCAATAGGGTTTTACGATGTTATCCATTCACAAAAAGATATACACTGTTTATGCTCTGTTGATGTAGAAACTAATGAAGTATTATTATTCCACGACTATGAAGGCTTCGATAACGTATCTGTAGTTGATCCTCACGATGGTAAAACTTACGTTATACCAAAGAAGAAAGGTACGTTACAAGAGGGTATTGATTTCTGGAAGAAAGCGACAGATAACGGGAGTGTGTTAATCATTCACAACTGCCACACATTTGACCGCCCTGTAATTGATAAAATTTGGTCAGAAAATGGTATTAAGTTTGAATCGTACCACGATACATTTATTCAATCTAAGTTACAGTGGTTTGAACGCCCTTGCCCTAAAGGTGCTAAATCAGCACATGGTTTGAAAGCTTGGGGTATTAAGTGCGGTATTAACAAGCCAGAGATAACTGATTGGGCTACAATGGATGCCTTTAAACTACATCGTGTAGTAGAAGACTGTAGGATTCAAGCACAGACTTATTTAATACTTGAGAAAGAACGTAATGATTTAAAGGAAAGCTACAATATTGATTTTACAGGGGCATTGAAGATTGAAGCTATGTACGCTTCCGAGTGCTTCCTGCAAGAACAACGTGGAATAAAGATTGATGTAAGTCATGTGCGTAAGTGTATTAATGATTTAGATATTAAGTTAGAGATATTACGAGCGGAGATTGAACCACAACTACCACCTACCGTAAAAGGCACTGGTACTCGTGTAAGTCGGTCTGAGATGGCTGAGTTGTTTGGGTATAAGAATCATGGTATTGTAGATAAGATAGTACAACGTAAACGTAATGGTGCGATTGAAGATGTGGTGGAGAAACCTTACTTTAAACCAAGTATGAACTTCACTAACACTGAGAAGATTACTACTTATTACGGTTTCAATTTATCTTACGGGGCTAGTCCTACATTCAACAAAAAGAAAGATCTTACTGATTGGATTAAGGCTAGTTTCCCAGATACTAAACCGAAAGATTGGGATATAGAAAAGCAATTAGAAGAGAAGGTAGTGTTGAACAAACACACTTGCTTATACTTTGGGGTTGAACCTACAGATACCGATATTATTTGTGGGGCTTACACTAAGGTGAGTATTGAACCTTCTACCCTTACCCAAGGCGATGTTGTCAAAGCTTTCTTGATTACGTTAGGTTGGAATGATGCTGAAGATTGGAATTTAAAAACAGACTTCAACGATGATTACATTAAAGTAGATAAAGTTACAGAGGTACGTTGGCCACCAACTGCTGCCCCTCAGAACCAAATGGTTAAGATTCTAAAGAAAGGGGAGTTGATGGTTAGTAGTCCTAAGCTATCTGAAGAAGATTATGATCAATTACCGGAAGGTATTGGTAAGAAGATTGCGGAATACAACACTTATAAACATCGTAGGGGTTTCTTAGAGAACGCCAAAGACCCTGAGAATAAGGGGTTAATGAGCTACTTAAGACCTGATGGTAGGGTAGGTGCTGGTGTTAATAACTTCGCTACAAGATCTGGTCGTGGGGCACAGCGTATTTGGGTTAATGCCCCCTCTGATAGTGCGCTATACGGTAAAGAGATACGTGAGTGTATTATCGCTGAAGATGGGTATTCGTTAGTTGGAGTGGATATGAAGTCTGCACAGTTGTCTATTGCAGCTTACTACGCTAATAACTATGAGTATTACAACTCAGTGGCCACAGGGGTAGAGTTAGAGGAAGATGGCACTTATGTAGGCCAATCAGCCCACTGCGTTAATACTCGTATGTTTGGGATGGTAAGTGAATCTGATTGGTTACGTGCAGTAGAAACCCAAGAGAAAGATTTAATCCATAGAATCAGCCTTAAACGTAAAGGTAGTAAAGGTGGTTCATTTGCGGTAATCTTTGGCGCTAGTGGTAAGAAAGTAGGTAAGACTATTGGTATCCCAGAGTCAGAGGGTAACGCTCGTAAAGAGCAGTTCCTTCAGCAAATGGGTTTGGATAATGTAATATCAACATTGAAAGTATTTGAAAACAAGTACAAGTTCAAGAGTGGGTTTATGTTGCCATTGGCGTTTGGGTATTGGTTGTGGAACAACAGCAGCCATAAGAGTGTTAATACTATCGTGCAAGGGTTTGAAGCATTAGCTCAGAAACTTATGACTATCCGCTTATCTAAAGAACTTAAGAGATTGGGTTTAGATGATAAAGCTAGGATGATCTTAGACGTGCATGACGAAAAGTTATTAGAAGTTAAGAAAGGTTATGAAAAAGAAGTTGGAACTTTAGCCGGAAGCTGCTATACTTGGGCTGCGGAACAGATATTCAATTATCATGTAAGATTCCCTAATATGTTTGCTAATAGTAGACCACCAACATTCGCTATTGATTTAGATGGCGGTTACAAGATGGGCGAAAACTATTACAGTTGTCACTAATATTTAATTAACAAAGTATTTTTATAAACCAAAGTAGGAGAAACAAAGATGTTTGAAGTAATTGTAACAACTGGCAGTAATGGCGAAACTATAACGTTCAAGGGGGAGACCCTTCAGGATATCATCACTCAAGTAACCTCAGCGGGAGCTTCACTTGAAGAAGATGATTACGAAGATGAATTGGAGGATGTGGATGGGTGTGAATGTTGTGATAACTTCACAGACTTAATGGATACACTGTACAGTAAGCTCCACATTGCGGCTGATCTGGATAACCTGCAAGCAGTGGATGTGTATTCAAAAGCAATTCAGCGACTATTAGCAGTAGCTTAATAATTTAATTAACGAAAAGAGGAAAGTAAACATGGCTTTTGAGGTGTTGTATTGAATATAAGTAGAGGTTTACTTTATGGGTATGGGGTAAACGATATAAAAGACTCCACAAAAGGGGAAGAGGGTAAAGTTGATAAAATTTACAGGGCTTGGTCTGGTGTTATGCAAAGATGTTTTAGTGAGAGGTTTAAGAGTGCCCGACCGAGTTACTTGGATTGCACAGTCTGTGATGAGTGGCTTATTTTCTCTAATTTCAAATCTTGGTATATAGAAAATACTTATGAATCTGATTACCATTTAGAGCTAGATAAAGATCTTAAAAGTTTAGGCAATAAACTGTATTCCCCTGAAACTTGCTTATTACTAGAGCCACACGTAAACAATCTATTGGTTGGTGTTATTAAACCTCGCGGAAGACTGCCATTAGGTGTTGCGGAGTACAAGGATAGGAAGAAGCGTTTCCGTTGTCAAGTTAATATGGGAGAAGGTCAGGTACAGTGCGGGGCATTTTACACAGAATTAGAAGCCCACAAAGTTTGGCAGGAAAACAAGGTAAAACGAATCTTAGAGTTAGCGACAAAAGCTGCCAATCCTGTAGTCAGAGAAGCATTAATTAATTTTGCCAGTCTAATATCAAGAGATATTGAGCTTGGGAAAGAAAGTAAATTTAACTAACGAGGAAGTAAATATGTTTGAAGTCCGTAGTACAGGTAGTAACAACAACGCAGACCGTCCACAAATTGACTGGGCTGCTATGAATAAAGAGATTGTTGAGGTAGCTGCATTACAGCAACCAGAAACACTCATTGGCGTGATTGCTGGTTTATACGATGTTGGTGTACAACCACAACCAGATGCTCAATACGAGTTTACTGGTACAGCAGAGGAAGAAGCTGCTGAGGTTGCTAAAGATTCCACAGTGTATTTTAAGGATCTTAAGGATTACCAAGATGGTGGTAAAGTTAAACGCTATAAATTGAAGCCAGTTAAACCTGCTCAGTCTGTGGTATTGGCAATTGATTTCCCAGATGTGTTAGTTGATAAAGCTAAGTGGTTTGGTAATAGTGACCCGAAGCCACTGCGCCTATTGCTTGGTGGTGAGTTTACCCCTTCTGGTGGTAAGACTATTGCAGCTAAACCTTTAGCTTTAACTTTGCGTAAGAATGACAAGACGAATAACCAATGGTCTTTCCCATTCAACCACACATTGTACAAGATGGCCGTAGCAGCTAAGCTCATTAATCAAGGTGAACCATTTGTTCCGAACGATATTGATAAGTTAGTGGGTAAAGCTTTACAGTTTAAAGCTCAAGTGTTCTTGAATGATGGTAAATACTACACAGAGAAGTGTGCATTTGCTGCAAGCTTAAGCCGTGGTCAAGTAGTGCCAGAGTATGATTATAGTCTTACACACATGATTCAATTTAATGCAGAAAACTCTGCTGAAGATTTGAAACAATTACGTGCAAGTGTTAAGAATACAATGCGCAATGCCTCTGACTTTGAAACCAGTAAGATTAAAGATCAAATTGGTGAGGGGTTTGTTAAAGGTGATGCTCCTAAAGTAGAAGAGAAAACTGAGTCAGCTCAAGAGAAGCCTAAAGCTAAGAGTGTATCTACTCAAAATACACCGCAAGTGCCAGTTGACTTCGATGCGTTGGTAGATGATGGGATACCGTTCTAGTTTAACACCAAACAACATGGGCTACACTAAGTAGCCCTATTAATTTAAATAATTGGAGAAATAAACATGTCTCGTCCTAAGAAATTTAAACAACCTAAACAAACATCACTTCCAGAAGCTATTGGTGATCGCAAGTTGCTTGATAGTCTTCTTAATGAAGCTATTGAGTACAAGAACAAGGCTAAATACTACGCAGACTTACTTAAAGGTGTTAAAGAAACATTAACAAGTGAAGATGGTAAACTTAATCTTGATCCAAAATATGCTAACTCACTTATCAAAACTAAGTACGACCTATTTAAAGCTGAGACTGAGGCTGCTAAGTTGCAATCATCTGTAGATGACGTGAAAGTATTGGCTAGTAAGTCGGAGTAATTATGAACTTACAAGTAGGAAAGAAAGCCTTATTACATACTAATAATTGGTTTCATGCTCCAGATGGGAAACAATACAATAATGTCTTCGGCACTATTAAGGCTGTCCTTAGTGATGAAGAGACATTAGGTATTAAAACTAATCGTGGATCTACTAATTGGTACGTTGAGATTGGGAATATGACTATTGCAGGTTGTCAGATATTCTACGGAATTAACACTGACACTTGTAACTTGGGTGAGTATGAGGATTACCACACTTCTGCTGAACATGGTTGTAAGAAGTTTATGAGTCCTTCACGAATTTATAATGCTGATCAGGGGTAACTATGAGAGATATTTTTAGGGCTGTACTAGCAATAATTGCAATTGCATCTTTAGTTGTACTAAGTGCAAACCTATTAACTAGAGCATCCTGTGAATCTACGGCGAATGTTATCGAATTACCTTGGAGTTATTCAATTATGACAGGGTGTATCGTCACCACTAAAGATGGCACTAAAATACCTTTAGATAAATATAGAAGCGTGGAGTAGTCGCTATGGGTTGGTCTGGTGGTACAGAAATATTTGATTGTGTTGCAGATGAACTTATTGAAGTTTATTCATCTTGTGACATACCTATGTACAAAGTGATGAATATTCTATCTGCGCTTAAATGTACATTGGAAGATCAAGACTGGGATACATTGAATGAGAGTACCTACTGGACACATCCTAAGATTGGTGATGTCCTTGGTAACACATTTGAGGAGGAAGATGATGAATAATGCAGATAAGAGTTACTTTGAATATTCAGAAGTTACTGAAACCTTAGATCGTGCTTGGGATTACTTCTATGAATACCTAGCCGATCAGTTGGATAATACCACAGCAATGAATATCATGGCATCCCTTAATACTAAAGATGTTTATTCTCAAGTTCTGAGTTGTGCTGTGGATAATGTAAGATTTGTTGATTATGGGGATCAGTGATGAGAGCTTTTCATCTGTCGTGTGAATACGACTTTAAAGGGGCTAATTTGTGTTCCAATAGTGGTGTGTATCTTAGCCGTAAGAAAGCTGAAGAAGTTATTGTTGCAGGTTATGATTGGTCTGTTGAAGATGATGAGGAACAACCTGAAAGAACTTTGGATTGGTTGCTTGAGAATGATTTAGTTTGGTTGGAGGAAATAGAAATTGCATAATGAAGTAATACTGGCAGTGGATGCAGATGAGATATGTTATGAGGTAGCCTGTGCTTGTGAAGACAAGGGTATTCTCGTAACCAATACTCTCAACGATGCCCCCGCAACATTTAAAACTAGAACAGAACTAAAGAAGTTTCTTCATGGGTTGGAAGTACCAGAAGATCATTTTAAAATAGAAGATACACAAGTTGCAGAACCATTGAAGAATGCTCTATCAACTATTAAGTCTAAACTATTAAACTTGAAAGAGAAGTTTGAAACTGATAACATGGAGTTGTACTTCTCAGGGAGTAACAACTTCCGCTTAGATTTACCTTTACCAGAACAGTACAAAGCAAACAGAAAAGATACAGTACGACCTCTGCTACTAACAGGTATCAAAGAATACTTAATCAAATACCATAAAGCTATTGTTGTAGATGGTGACGAAGCAGACCAGATGATTGCACAACGCATGTGGGATGGTTATAAATCCAAGACTAAGATTATTGCAGTAAGTCGAGATAAAGATGCGAGAGGAAATTCTGGTGCCATCTACAACCCAGACAAAGATGAACTTTTGTTTATTGATGGCTTTGGTAAATTAGAAGTTGATGAGAAAGGTAAGGTGCGTGGCCTTGGTCGTGTATGGTTGTATTACCAATGGTTGATGGGAGATTGGGGTACAGATCATTTTTGCCCTCGCCAGATAGTTAAAGCTATCACAGGTAAGTCTCCTGCATTTGGTGAGAAAACTTGCTACACTTACTTATCTAAAGCCACCACTGACAAAGAAGCTGTGCAGTTAGTCTATGATAAATATGTAGAGTGGTTTGGTAAAGATGAGTTTTCATACACTGACTGGCAGGGTGACACCTTCACAGGTAACTACTTGGATGCAATGCAGATGATCTTAGACTGTGCCCGAATGAAAAGGTTTGCAGGGGATGATGTTAAGGTAACTGATGTTCTAGCTAAACTGGAGATTAGAATTGACTAAAGAACTTGTATTCCTCTGGAAGCCTTACGAGGAGAAAGACTTACCAAGTGATGCCTATGACGAACTTGAGGAGATGACAGTATTCACCCAAGATGGTTGTGAACCTTACCAGAGTTTCTCTTGGAGTAATGAGGACAATGAGATGTACCCAGAAGTATCTAAATACGTAAGTGAGAAATACAATGAGTATTTCTTTTTCATAGATTTCCATAGCGGGAGAGAATTTAATGACTAAGGTTATGAGAGGGTTCTGTGATATTCTTTAACTCAAAATCTAGGTGGTTGACATACGACCCTATTTTGAAAGATAGAGCTAAGGCTTATAAATTGTGGATGGGTATCAGAACTAGAGTAACAAATCTTACAGATACAGTGGCATATAGTAAAGTTTCTGTGGATGAAAGGTGGCTGGATTATCAGAATTTTGCGGACTGGTTTTATGAACAAGATAGGCAGGGTTGGTATGTTAGCGGCTGGGAATTAGATAAGGACATGTTAAGTCCTGTTGGTGGTAAAATATACTCCCCCAATACGTGTGTATTCTTGCCCAAAGAACTTAATAATATATTTGTAAGAAGGCCAGAGAAATCGGAGTGCTGCCTTGGAGTAAACTTCAATGGCAAGAAGTACCAAGCTGTGTTGCGAAGGGGAAGCTTACCTAGGCTATCTAAATGTTTCTATACTGAAGACGAAGCATTCGACTATTATAAGTTTCACAAAGAGGCTTATATTGAGCACCTAGTCAACTTTTACGCTGATAAACTTCCAGAAAAAGTAATTCAATTTTTTAGTAATTATGAAGTTAACAAAACAACTTAACAAGAGGATTTAAAATTGACCAAAAGAACACAAACGAATAAACCAAAGGCTACCCCAACAGTAGCCCCCACAATCAATTCTACGGCACCTACAAGCCCCGTAGAGAGCATTAAGGTTGAAAGTAAGGCTAGGGTGGCCACTAAGAGTAAACAAGCTAATAGCACGGCTAAAAAGGCTCCAGCAAAGCCTAGAGCACGTAGTAAGAAAGCTGCGGTTAAAGTTGATGTACCTGAGCTTAGCCAACAGGATAAAGATGCTCGGATTTTACGTGCCAATGTCACTATTACACAAGTTGATCCTAGCGTACTTACAAAACATGTAGTGACTGATTGTGGTGTTGAACCCAAACCCTCCAAGTATGGGCAGTTTAAGGCTTGGTTGGTGTTTAAGTTGTACCACTACACAAGCTATTTTCGGGGATTTTAACTATGATTAGATCAAGTCGTAATCAATGTGGTAATGCAAAGAACCCTTACCAAGGGAAAACTAAGAAAGTATTATGTGTGTGCAGCGCAGGTTTGTTGAGATCCCCGACAACGGCCAAATACCTAACCACCAAGTATGGGTATAACACTAGGGCTTGCGGGGTGTCTGAGGAGTATGCGTTAGTGCCTATTAGCACAGCTTTGATTCTTTGGTCAGATGAGATTGTGTTTGCTGAAGAGGAACATTACCAAGAAGTTAAGAAGTATCTTGGTGAATGTGGGTATGAGGGTAGATTGACTATTCTTAATATTCCTGATATGTATAGCTATGATGCTCCAGAGATACATGAATTTTTAGATGAGAAATATAAGGTGGAAGTATGATTGAACTAAAACGGCCACAATTGGCAGCAAGTGATGTGCCGGATATTAACACTCAGGTGACTTACCCTAAGTGGATACAACGGAAATATGATGGCGTAGCCTGTCTAGCAGTGAGTGGTGTAGCCATGAGCCGTACTATGAAGCCTATACCAAATTTATTTATCCAGAAGTTCTTTGCTGAAAACAAGCTTCATGGTTGGCAAGGGGAATTAATGCTCAATGGTGACTTCAGTGCTGTCCAGTCTGGAGTGATGAGAATCGAAGGAGAGCCTGATTTCTTCTATGTAGTCTATGATAAATGGGATACAGAAGATCCATACTGGAAACGATTGGGGCAGTTAGCAGTATTCCTAGAGTACCCACTAGAGCGAATCCAAGTTGTGGAGACACGAGTTGTAGACAATGTGGAAGAATGTGAAGCTACGCTGGAAGAGTTTGTAAATGAAGGGTTTGAAGGTGCTATGCTTCGTGACCGTGACTCCCTATACAAACAAGGCAGACATACACTTAAATCACAAGCTTTAATGAAGCTTAAACGCTTTGAAGATGATGAGGCTGTGATTATTGGTGTAGAAGAGAAGCTACATAATGAGAATGTCGAGGAAGTGAATGAGCTAGGTTACACTAAACGATCTTCCAAGAAAGAAGGAATGGTTCCTGCTGGTACGTTAGGTGCTTTAGTTGTTAAGTGGAAAGATGTTGAGTTTAGTATTGGCAGTGGGTACAATGACCAACAACGTCAAGAACTTTGGGATACACGAGAAAGCTTAATTGGTAAGTTAGTTACATTTAAGATGCAAGGTATTGGTTCTAAGGGTAGACCCCGTTTTCCGATTTTCAGGGCTATTAGGCACCCGTTGGATATTCTATGAAAAAACCTTGGCTAACACCAGAAGGTACTAAGGTATGGAAAGATTCTAAAGGAGAGCCAAGTGAGTCTCAGTATTGGTCTTGGCTTAGAGGTGCTTTACGTAGATTGTGGTCTGATTACCCATTACGGAAAGTGTGGAAACAATCACAACTGCGCCCTGTAACTAAAGAGGAACGTGAAGCTAAGTTGTATCACCCCTCAACTAAGAACGTGGGACAGTGTTCATTCTGCAAAGAGTGGATGGCGGGGAGTAAGTTAGAGTGTGACCACTTAATTGAATCTGATGGTTGTACCTCTAAAGAAACTGCTGAAAGCTTTCTGTGGCACTGTGGTGGGTTGATTGCAGAAGATTTTAGGCTTGCTTGTAAACCCTGCCACAAAACACAATCCTACAGTCAAAGGTCTGGCCTTAGCTTTGAAGATAGTGTAGTCGAGAAAGAAGTGATTGCAATTTGTAGTGCCAAGCAGGACAAAGAGTGGCTAATTGCTCGTGGGGTAAAACCTGAGTCAAATGTAGCCAAGAGAAAAATACAGATCAGGCAGGAGTTGTTTAAATGATAGAAGAGAAGTGGATTCATGGTACCATTGAAGATGCTGCGAGGATACTACGAGAGCTAGGATCTTCCTTGAAACCTACTCTATATGTCACCCATGAAGCTGAAATCTATCTTAGGTGTATTGCCCTTCTAAGTAACAGAATAGAATTATTGGAAAATAGGATAGGGGTGAACGATAGATGAATTTAACCGTGGATGTGAGCATAAGAGACTTATTAACTCAGATGCTTGAATACAACTCACTACACAGTCTACTCTATTTCTTGGGGGAGATTGAAAGAGCACCTGATGCTGAAGAGTGGGCAAATGCTTGCACTAAATTACTAGATAAAGGGGAAGAATAGTTGACCAACACTTTAAAGAATAGCCCAGAACTGATTGATAAACTATTGATGCTAGTTCGTGGGCGAGGAATGCGTGTAGCTACGGCAGCACGACAGCTTGGATTGAAGCCACGACATGCTCAGGAATTCTTTGCACAGGAAAAAGCTTGGATGCGCGATTGGTGGGAGGAACATTATGACGAGGTTGACAAATACTTTAGTGGGTTTGGATATGAAGCCCCTAAAGAAGATACTTTTATTAACCTTTCTGCACCAGTAGTAGCAGCCCCTAAAGCAGAAATTGATGTGGCAATAAATACTATCTTGAAGTACATGAAGCCTGAGAAAGAAGATAATAGTCGTATCCTATTAATAAGTGATTTACACGTGCCCTACCACCACAAAGATTCAATTAGGTTCTTACAGCACCTGAAGGATAAGTACAACCCAACTAGGATTATCTGTCTTGGCGACGAGGTGGATCACCTAGCCCTTAGTTACCACGAGAAGGAGACAGAGGCACCCAGTGCGTTTGATGAACTTAAAATGGCACTACCTGTGATTAAACAGGTTGAGCAGATGTTCCCTGTAATGGATATTCTTGATTCTAATCATGGTAGCTTAGCTTACAGGAAAGCTAAAACTGCTGGAATACCTAAGCATTATCTTAAGAGTTATGCAGATGTACTCCAAGTCGGTGATGGTTGGAAGTGGCACTTTGACATGGTTGTTGATCTACCAACAGGTCAGAAATGTTACTTACATCATGGGAAAAGTGCCAATATCACTAAAACATCTCAAGCCATGAGCATGTGTAGTGTAGCAGGGCATTACCATAACACTTTCAAGATTGAGTATTGGGCTAATCCAATTGGCTTATACTGGGGTATGCAGGCTGGTTGTTTGATTGATGATAGAAGCTTTGCTTTTAACTATAATAATGTTAACCTGCACCGACCACTAATTGGAACTGGCTTGATTATTGATGGCCTACCCATTTTAGAGCCGATGGTCTTAGATTTAAATGGGCGATGGGTCGGAAAATAAAGCTTGCATCTACAAGCAAGGAAGCTTATAATTCATTCCTAGGCAAGACATACATGCAAACAAATTAACAGGAGATACATTATGACTTATGCAAGTGATTTAGTTGTAATCGCAGACCTTACGGTATTTAACACAGACTTTGTGAAAGTTGGTAATACTGCCACAGTGATAGATATACTCCCAAACGGTAATCTGTGGTTAAATTGCTCAAGTTGGGAATACAAACAACTCTGTAGTCCGCACCGTGTGAAGCCTAATGGGGTTGCACAAAGTGAAGTAAAAGAAACACCTCTAGTATCCATTGTTAAAGATGTAACTTATCCTGTAAGTATTAAAGGTACATTATTTACATTTACACAAGATGAGATTAATGAGCTTACAGAAGAGTTGTTGGGGTTCTCAGATGACTTCTAAAAAGAAGGTTGGAGTATTTGGTTATGCCCGCCACGGCAAAGATTCGGTAGCTGAAATGTTAGCCAGAAGTCTTGACTATCAGTTCTGTAGTAGTAGCTTATTTGTTTGTGAGAAAGCGGTTTATCCCTTTCTTGCACCCAAGTACGGCTACACCACACCTTACAAGTGTTTTGAGGATCGTGTCAATCATCGAGCAGAGTGGAAGGAGTTAATCACCCTCTACAACAAAGATGATAAAGCACGATTGGCTAAAGAGCTTTTAGTTGAGAATGACATTTATGTCGGTATGCGCTGTAAGGATGAATTACAAGCCTGTATTGAACAGGGTATCTTTGATATTCTTATTTGGGTAACTAATCCACGTAAGCCTGTAGAGTCTGTAGCCAGTTGCACTATTCGTTATGAAGACTTTGAATGGGATGTTATTATCCCTAATCAATTTAGCTTACGATACTTACAAGACCAAGTTGACTTACTTGTTCGCGAGGAGATATTTGAGTGTCACTGACAAGAACTAAGACAGAACTACGTGGTAAGCTCTCTGAGGTGTTAGAAGCTGTCTCAGAGAGTTATCCAGACGTAGCAAGTTTGACAAGAGATGTAGCAGCAGTTATGATGGCCTCTGGTGTAAGAGCCTTAGAAGTTACACCAAGTATATATGAGATGATTTCAGATGTGGATGTTATATTGTCCACAGATGGAGTTAAAGTGAGTTTGGAGATATTGGAGGACAAAGAATGAGAAAGTTTGCTCAGTGGTATGTAGACCACTTCTGTGATATTCTTGGATGGGTTGCGGTAATTCTTGGATTGTTTACCTATAAAGAAACTACTGAAAGTTGTATTATGTTTGTTGGTGGGATCGTTCTTTGGGGGATGCAAACGATAGTAGAGGAGGTACGTAAAGAACGTACAATTAAGTTTGAACCTGCTAATGTGGAGAAATAGGATGAGTGAAGCACTAGATGTGGTTGAGAAATTAAATACAGAACTCTTTGAGAAAGGTTACGAAGATGGCTTTCTCTTTGATTACTTGTCTGATGGCTTCGTTGAGTCTATTGAGTTCTGTAAGAACCGTATCTGGGACTCAGACTCAGATGAGCGTGAGTGGTTGGAGTTGTATGAAGATTATGAAACACTTGAAGGATTCGTCCGTAAAAAGATTAAAGTTATGAGTGCAGAGTTGGCACTAATAGCTGAAGATATAGGAGAGTAGAATGAGTAAGGAAGAAGTTAGTATTGATAGAGAGTTTACTGTTCACCTACCAGAACACAGAATCATGTTTTCATTTCAGAATGATTCTGGTGCTGAGATATTTCATGACTGGTGGGAAGATGAAGGTAGAGAAAGATTTGATGCGTATGTTGAGGAGAACATGTAATGCTTAAGAACATAGATTTGGAGACACAGTACCAAGGGTTTAACCTTTGCTTCTGGAGTATGTTAATTATTGCCACCATTACTTCTGTATTTGGTAATCCTGTATTAGCAGTTATGCTTGGTACATTAGGTTTAGTGAGTGGAGCTATTGGTCAGTTAAAGTTGATTCGTATGAACCAAGAGAAGTTCTTAGCCAATCAAGAATTGTTTCTTACTAAACTTGATAATCTGTTGGAGGGGAAGTAATGTGGGAGTTTGCTGGTAATAACCCGCTGATGTTCATGGTGATTGTTGTTCTCGTTGCTGCAATCATAGGTGACACCATCTCAAACCTTAAGGGGAAATAATGACAAACAGAAATATATCCTTCGCAGAACGTACTGGTACTAGCGTAGAATACAATATCAGTAAAGCTGAGTTGTTTAAATACTCAAGTCACTTCCATAAGAAACTAGAGGAAGAAGCTGTAACAGAGTTATGGGAAGCTATTCTCCTTAAAGATGTTGAGAAGTTATTGGACAGTTTCAATGATACAATCGTTTACGCAGATCAGTGGGGAGATGCTTTAAAGAAAGCTGGTATTGATATTGTTGGTGCTCAAGAAGCTGTAGCCTTAAACAATGAATTGAAGTACACTACATCACATGAACTTGCTGTTGATTGGTATCGTGAGCATCGTAACCGTGGAAACATCTACACAATCTACGATACAACTATTGATGGTGTTACTTACTTCTGTTTGAAGGATGAGAACAACAAGGTTAAGAAGCCTATTGGTCATCCAGTGGTGGAGTTCATTCCAAAGCGTTTATTGGAAGTTGTGCAGTGTGAAGATCCATTTGAGGCAGATGAACTTAGTAAAGAATTGGAGGTTCGATGACAAGTATTAAGGTTGAATATTTAAACCACATGGGGGATGACTTGTTTGTCTCCAATATTGCAAGAGTTAGTTTCGCAAAGGAATCTAAAGAGTTTAAAACCATAGAGCAAATGCCTAAAGGTAGTGATGAAGGCATTATTAATTACCTAGCTCGTGAGAACCACTGGACTCCGTTCGGCCACCCACAGATTACACTAAGAGTTAAAGCACCAGTGCCAATCAGGACGCAATGCTTTAAGAGTAAGGTGGGGTTTGTGGAAAATGAGGAGAGTCGTAGATATATCTCAACCACACCTGAGTTATTTGTTCCACAGGAGTTTAGAAGTAAGCCGATAGGTAGTATCAAACAAGGCAGTGGCGAAGTTCACACTCGGAGCGATTTGTGGGTTAGTGACTACGAAAGTCAGTGTTACTCAGCTATCAGAATGTATGAGTCTATGATTGATGATGGCATTGCCCCAGAGCAAGCTAGGCTAGTCTTACCACAAGGGGTGATGGTTAATTGGATATGGACAGGATCACTAGCTGCGTATGCACGATTCTGTAAGTTAAGACAAGATTCACATGCACAACAAGAAGTAAAACAAGTGGCAGATAAGGCTGATGAGATCCTTAAAGATCTGTTCCCTTATTGCTGGAAAGCCCTTATGAAAGTTGGAGAATTTAATGAGTAATGCAGTATCATTATTTGGTGTAGAAAGCGAAGTTGATTTATTTGAGGAAAGTATTGAAGATCCGAAGAACTATCTATCCTTCTTCGATTTACAAGGAGTAGTTGGATTTCAAAGTTGCAAAGAGACACAGAACAAACAAGAGCTAGAACGTATCCTTTGGGATCATGGTGCAGACATTAGTAAGCCTTATCAGCTTCGGTTCTGCACTCACCGTCCCCGTACAAGTAACATCCCGTACACAGGTATGCGGATTGAATATACGGAACGTACCGACAAGGAACATTTGCTTTCTGGTATTGCGAGTCTTGAGGCTAAGTTGTTTACAAAGGATAAGTCATTGCGTGATGCCTTAGCAGCCTTAGACCCACGTAATGCAGCTAACAAGAAGAAAGACTTCACAGAAGATAGTGAATGTAGTGTGGAAGTTTATGATGAGGGTTGTGTATGAGTACCCTACTTACATCAGAAACTTGTGCCCCTTGTAAGATTGTTAAACAGAAAATAGCTGAGAATGGTTGGGCTGTAGAGGTGTTGGATTTAAATACTTCAGAGGGTGTAGCAAAAGCTAGGCAGTATTCTGTTCGTAATGTTCCAACATTAATTACAGACGATGGTGTTCCAATTATTGGGGCAGAAAGTATTCTAAAGTATTTGGAGGGTAAATGAGTAAGAGTGAGATAGTACTACCCAAATATTCGAGAGACACATTAGAGTACCTACACAAACCCTATGAAGCGTATTTAGAAGTATTTGAGCCTGCCAGTAAGTTAGCAGATAAGCAATTCTCTATTCAATGGCCTTGGAGTGAGTTTCCTGTAAAGGATGACATCCACCAGATGAAGACAGAGTTTAGTAGCAAGCAGACAAGTTCGGTTATCAGTTCTTTAAAGTTGTTTACTCACTACGAGCTTAAGGCAGGTAATGAGTATTGGGGCAATAAGATTGTTAAATCTTTCGCCCCACAGTGTATTAAGCGTATGGCTATGGTGAATGCCAATGTTGAATTAAACTCTCATGCGCCTTTTTATAATGCTTTAAACAAAGAACTTAACATTGACACCATTGAGTTCTATGAGAGCTACGCTGAGAATAAAATCCTGCGGGAGAGAATGCAGCACATTGATAAGATTATCTCCTCCAAGGATTTAGCCGAATCTGTGCTTGCATTTAGTCTTGTTGAGGGAGCTGTACTGTATTCCACATTTGCTTACTTGAAGCACTACAACGCTAAGGGTGGTAATAGACTTCGTAATGTTGTTAGTGGTCTTAACTCAAGCGTAAGAGATGAAAACTTACACAGTCTTGGTGGCGCTTTGTTGTTCAACTTGGAAGCCCAATATCAAGGTAAGGAAGTTAACGATTACCAAGATAAAGCTTACGAGATTGCAACCCTAATTGTCGAACATGAGAAAGAGATTAACAAGGTCACATTCTCTGAAGGTGAATTGGACACTTACACTGTTATTCAAGCTAATCACTTTGTGGAGCATAGGGCTGATGTGTGTTTGATTAATGCTGGTTTTAAACCTTTGTTTAAGCCTAAGTATAACCCTGTTGCTGAGTGGTTCTACGATGACATCAACTCACTACGATTGCATGATTTCTTTGCTCAGTCTGGTGGTGAGTACAGTATGAACTGGGTAGCAGAGTCTTTTGATTTAGATGAGGGTTGGAATTAATGAGTGATCATATCTACGACAAATTAAGTCGTGAAAGAAAAGCAGGGCAGGAACAAGGTAAGTATCCTCCTTGGTACACAACAGGTGCTTACCAGATGTTTAAGTATTCTTACGAGTACCAAGCAGATGGACTAAAAGAACAGTTTGAACGTATTGTAGAGCGCTTAGCTAAATACTCAGCACCACTACCAAGTACAGAGGGTAAGTGGGGAGAGATTGGTAAACTGATTAGGGAACATCATGGTGATAACTTAGAAGATGCTTTCTTCTCATTTATGTGGAAGAACCACTTCCAGTTATCAACACCAGCTTTAGCTAATACGGGAACAGATCGTGGTTGTTCTGTTAGTTGTAGTGGCACAGCAGTAAAAGATAGTGTTGGGGGATTCTTTGATGCAGCTAAAGAAGTTGCCTTACTTAGTAAGAATGGCTTTGGTACTAGTGCTTATCTAGGTGATGTAAGAGGTAGAGGATCACGATTCAAGGGTGGTGGTAAGGCTACTGGCTCGTCCCTTCCTAAGAACCTATTACAGAAGACTGCTGGTGATATATCACAGGGGAGTATTCGTAGAGGAGCTGTTGCTGAGTATCTACCTATTGACCACATAGACTTCGATGAGTGGTGTGACTCTTTGAGGTCTAACCCAGAAGGCCAGAATATAGGCTGGAATTACTCAGATGAAGTTATCAGTAATATGGGTACTAACTTAGATTACAGACGTAGACACAACAAAGTGTTAGCTACTCGTATGAATCGCGGAAAAGGCTATATGTGGAAGCCAGATGTAGTTAACCGACTACAACCAAGTTGGTATCCAAAGAAACATAAAGCATCAAACCTTTGTACTGAAATATGTTTATACGCCGATGAATACGAGACTTACACTTGTATTATCTCATCAATGAATGCTGTTAATTTTGACGAGTACAAAGACCAAGCAAGTGTGTTCTTAGGTATTATGGTACTTGATGCAATGGCTAATGAGTTTATCGACTCACAACGTCATACAGAGGGTCTTGAGAAAGCTGTACTGTACACAGAAAATTGGAAGAGTCTTGGTTTAGGTGTGTTGGGTTTTGCATCTTACTTACAATCTAAGATGGTTCCTTGGAATAGCTTTGAAGCTGAGTTAATTAACACTGAAATATTCTCTCACTTACAACGAGAATCTACCCTTGCTAGTCAGTACATATACGAGCATGGTGTTGTTGGTAAGAAGATGGTTGGTCATAGGCAAGCGCACAGTCACCTTAATGCTATTGCACCAAACCTATCAAGCTCTGTTCTAGCGGGTCAAGTAAGTCAGGGTATTGAGCCTTGGTTAGCTAATGCCTTCATGCAGGATACAGCAAGTGGGAGCATGGTAAGGATTAACCCACAGTTCCTGAAGTTGATTGAGAGTAAAGGATTAGATGTTAAGAAAGTCACTAAAGCTGTCATAGAGAATATGGGTAGCTTGAAAGGGCTTGATAAGTGGTTTACTGAAGAAGAGATTGAAGTCTTCGCTACAGCATTTGAGATACCTCAAGAGAGGTTGATTGATCTGGCAGCAGCAAGACAGAAGTTTATTGACCAAGGGCAATCATTGAACTTATTCTTTTCATCTGAAGAAGACCCTAAGTACATAGCTAGAGTCCATCAGAAAGCTTTGTTGAATCCTTGGATTAAAGGTTTGTATTACTGTAGATCTGAGAGTGGTGTTCAAGCATCTAAGAATGTAGCTTGTGAGAGTTGTGCTTCTTAGTTTACTACCAACCTGATACACGGTACATATCGCCGTAATAAAGAATAATTGTGTATAAATACACAACAAATTGTTGACTTCTATTGTCAAAGCGATTAAGCTACTACTTGTAATGAGTGGTGGCTTTTATTTTATCTAAGTATTAACAAATACCTCTTGCACAACCACTTTAACCTTGCTACAATACAACCTGAAGATTACTCACAAACAACTTAGGAGAAACAAATTATGATATGGCTAATGCACTTAGCAGCTTTAATGTTCTTCCCTTTAGCCTTATTCATCACAATCCCTTTACACATCATAGCGGGTAAGTGATATGAAATTAACAGACACAGAAATTCTAGGCTGCTACTTCTACACACTGTACCGAGATAAGTGTTACATGAAAAACTTAGATATGTTCATCGCAGGAATGCAGTACACATTATTTTCTAACATCTTCAGCAACCCGTTTAAGGTAGGTACAGACACACTCGAACCCGAGGCAGAAGTTCTCTTCGGTATTCTCGATATAATGGACTATGCTGCGCTTTGTGAATTAAAGAGAGGTGTACTCTCATCCCCACAGTTGTTTGGTTACGTGCCATTTAACCGTTACGAGAATGATAAGCTAGTTGAAAGATTATGGTTGAAGGTGGACAAATGAAATTTCCACTTAAATACTGCTTACCCACTTCCCTCCTTACAAGAGAAACTTATTCAGATTTAATCTGTAAGCTTGTATCTGATGGCTATGTAAACACAATACATATGTATGACTTCAGTCTTGCTCAGATGTGGGGTTATCTGGGCTTGTCAGAATATTCCGAGATTTGCTTGTATGATAAACCTTCATCCTTCTTAGAGATAAATGAGTGGATGAACTACTTGCAAGTACCTGATGACAAGTATTATAATGTGCTTACCAAAGAACAAGTGGAGGAGTATTTGAAATGTTGAGTTTTATAAAGAATTTATTTACGGGTAACAAAGAAGCAAACGGAGTGGTGAGTGTTGGAACTCCATTATGGCTGCCAAAAAACCTTCCAGCTAAAGATCCTAAAGATTTATCTCTAACCCCTTCAAGCACCCCTTGGCAGAACCAAAGATACTGGTGTAAATCATGTAAGACTAATAGGAGTCATCAAGAGAATATGGCCGACACTTGTAATGGTTGTGGGAGCTACTATAAGATAGATACCTATGGTTGTAACATTAGAAAGATATGGAACGGAAAGAAGTGGGTTACTCAGTACAATGAACGTAGTAATAAAAGTTGGCTGTCAGAATGAGGAGTATTTAAAATGAGTGGGATAAAGATATATAATGTAGCTGATCTACGAGAACAGAACAAAGAACTTACAGAACGACTTAGAGTTGCCTGTGAAACTATTGAGCAAATTAAAAGAGTAAATAAAGAATGGGAAGCCTTATGGAAGCCTATTGATTATCTTGTACGACCATTAACGCCATTAGGTGAGAGTGTTGGTGATGTGGCTGTAGAGTTAATTAGAGACTGTTTGGATGGTAAAGATTGATGACTAAACTACAAGAGAAACAAGAAGCATTCTTAAATGAGCTTAATGAACGTTTACCTCGTGGAATACATGCTCAATACAGGCCATCTAAAGATATGCCTAATGTATTGAATGTTCTAATTGGAAGTGGTAATATGCTTATACAGATGTTTGGATTGATTTGTGATCCAGATGGGGAGGTTTATTATTTTGAGAATTTTACAGGAGGTTTATATTGATGAGTAATCTGATTGGTAGGAAAAGTAAAAAAGATTGGAGTTTAGCTAAAGATGACGCCACTCATGTTACAAAGTTTGGAGTCTTCTATAAGTATGAAGATAACAAGTGCTACGTTTATGGCACCAGAGGTGAGTACTGGAGTGAGAGTGAAAATGGCTCCCGTTGGTTGGAAGATAATTTAATCTCAAAAGATGAGGACTTAGAAATGTATAAAAAAGAGATCAGTTGTATTGAAGACTTGCAGACTGGGATGTTTGTATTTATGCAATTTGGTGGCTCAGCCTACGTGAACATAGATGATAGGGGTAGAATTGGTTTCCTATTTACAAACCAACATACGGATGTAAACTATGCCATGCAAGGTGGTTTTGATGGGTTGGATTACTCCCCTAATAAAGATATTAGTATCACTCATTGGGGTTACTCCTTAGCAGGTGAACGTTACCCTGTAGCCACATCTGAAGCTGACATTAAGATTAAAGAACTTGAGGCTACGATTGAGTTGGCTCAGAAACAATTACAAGAATATAAGGAGATGAAGTGATGACTACCGTAACAATTAATGATAAGTGGCGAGTAGCTATTGAGGAGTGTCAGCGTGGGGACAGCTAGGTGGTACTCCATTGGGACTGGTATTAAGGGGGAGTATCCAACATATTGCGGTAATAAACAAACCCCAGCTTACGTGGTGTGGGGTGGTATGTTGAAAAGATGTTACGACCCTAAATACCTAGCTAAACAACCAACCTACACGGATTGCGAGGTATCTGAAAACTTTAAGAATTTCCAATTCTTTGCTGAATGGTGTCACAGTCAAGTGGGTTTTGGTTTAAAGGGTTGGCACTTAGACAAAGATATACTTGTTAAGGGTAACAAAGTTTACTCAGAAAGTACTTGTGCATTTGTGCCAAGCCCCATAAACGGACTGATAATACAATGTAATGCAAAAAGAGGCGTCTACCCTATTGGGGTGAGCTTTGATAAGCAGACTGGTAAATACTTATCTCAGTGTAGGTCTGAGGGGAAAGGACGACATGTGGGGAGATTTAACACAATAGAAGAGGCGTTCGCTGCCTATAAAGTAGTAAAAGAATCGGAGGTAAAGAGAGTGGCTAATCAATTCAAAGGGCAGATAGATGATAGAGTTTATTATGAACTAATGAAGTGGGAGGTAGATTTTAATGATTGACCCACAGCAGTGCTTACGGCGCGTTAAGCAGTTAATGGCACTCACAGTACCAGACTGTTCTATCGAGTCTTATTTGATAGAACTTTCACGGCTAAATGATGAGGTGGCACTGTAATGGAGGAAACTACAATCTACACATTAAAGCTTCACGAAGAGCTTTGTCTGAATAAATTTGAGGGTATTCAAAGAGTAGCTGGTGGGTGGCTGTACAAAAACTACAGTACATTGGATAGTGTCCCAGTTTCTATGGTTTTTGTTCCTTATAACGAGGAGTTCGTTAAATGGTGTTGTTAATCATGACACCGAAGCCAAATAACAGGTAAAAAGAAGCCCCAACACCTATTACAGTGAAGGGGCTAAGCTATTCTTATTTATTTGTAGTTATTATTTATCTTTCTTATCTAATCCGCAGTATCGCATCTTCCACCAGAATGTCATTTCCATTATTCTGTCATTTCTCACCCTTGGGTTTCCCCCTACTGTGGGTCTGCTGCCCTACGTTGTGCTGCTATCTGTCCAGCTTGGTAGCCTCTCTGCTCTGCAAGCTCTGTCTGTATCTCTCTTAATGCTTCTAGCACTTTAGGGAGCATAGTATTCAGTTGCTGCATCTCTTCCCTGATTACGCGCCTTACGTGTTCATCGTTCACTGCGGTATTCTCCAGCGAAGTAATGGAAGTAGAGAACTTTTCATTCTTTTCTGATTGACTTCTAAGCTTCCACAGGATAACACCTGTTAGAATTGTACTTAGCACAGTCATTGCCCATGTGATGATTAAAGTGTTATCCATTAGTTGTTAGTCTCTTTGTATAGTTCTTGTTTTTGAGTCTTCCACTTTCTTATTGTTTCAAGGGAAGTTTCATACTGTGAAATACAGTAAGTATTTTCAATATAACCCTTTACAGTCTCAGCGCCAGTTGTGCCAGCGCTAATAGGTTTACAAGGACTAATCAAGAGAGAATCAGGGGGTAGGATTGGTATCTCTTTTGTTGTTTTCATAGGCTTCGTTGAGCAACTGCTGAATGCCAACATCCCAAGAAGCACTGGGATCAATATAAGTCTTTTCATTTGGAGTAGTCTCTGAAGTATTTGTAGTTGGTGTAATACATCTTTTCTTAGAGAGAGTGTCTAACCTTTTGAGTAATGATTTCTTCTCATCTTCTAATGTAGAGATAGCTGTTTCTTTCTCTACGTTTAATGTATCGTCTTGTGCATTACCTTCCACAACCTTAGACTTACTCTCTTGTGACTCTTTCAAGTCCTGTTCTA